ATTGGCTTTAGACTCTTATCAAATGAGCCAAGGTCTTTAATGCTTTTGAGGGGCTTTGTAATTTTATCCTGCTGTTCTTTAATTCTTTCTTTTGTATATTGAGGTTTTTGTTTGTAGATTGACTCTTTGCGATCCTTCTCCCAGTTGCGAGCCTTTGCTGAAGTCTTTAGCTCCTTCTCTCGTTCTGTGAGATACATATCTGAAGCTTTTAATGCTTTGTTAGCATCATTTGGGTCATTTGCATCCTTCTCGTATCTAGCCCAGGTTGGTTTATATGATGAAGCCATAAAAAAAGACGGATCACCAATTAAGGTTTACCGTCTGCCCCTTTTGGGGGGATCAACCTCATAATTATACCACTAGCTATAATAATGTCAATATCTAGGCACAAAAAAGAGGGAGTCGGTCTGTTCTCAGTCCTATCCCTCTAAATTGTTTTAACAAAACATCATCAAGCAGTTGTAGAAACTGTATGTCTGATATTAATGTTGAATGCACTGTTAAGCTCGGATACTCCGAAGGTTGTTTTCCAACCTGCTGTTGCGATCTTATTCGTAGGATCTCCTGTTCCGCCAGAACCCAATTCTTTTACGAATGTTTGAAGGTTCTGTAGGTCAGTAACTCCGAATGCTTCTCGTCCAAATACGTTAGTAACGTAAATGGTAGAAGATGCAAGAACCGCTGAGTTTGCTGCACAAGATGAACCCTTTATGTAAGTGTTGGTAGAATCTAAGAAACGTACACCATGCAAACGTCCAACTTCCCCGTTTAAGAGTTTGTCAGAAGTAGCAGAGTCGTATTTGTTAGCGTCAATCCAACCTCCAGTTGTAGTGTCGGTCATCAAGTCAAACAAAGCATCTGGATGAACAGTTGCTGTGTAGAAACCATCACTTTGTTTAAAAGCGTTGTTTCTGTTAAGCGTTCTTACTGCTCTTTTGATTTCAGAAATGGTTAGTATTCCTGTTGCAGGAATAGCTGTCCAGTTAGAACCAAGTCCAGTTGCTGCCTGCATTGTTCCTGAAGTAGAAACTTCAGTAGAAACTACAGTGTCAATAGAAAGTCCTGCATTGTATGCAAGAAGTTCCATTGCGTTTTTCATCACATCTCCAAATGACGTGTAAGCCATAAGGTCAGAGATTGAAACGGCTGCGTCAAATTGAGCAGTTGTTCCAGTAACGTTTGTTGCAGTAAGTTGTACTGCAGTCGTTGGAACACCTTCTCCTTGTCCTGCTGTAACTAAAGGTAGATTTGTCCAGCGTGTCCAGTAGACAACACCAGTACCGTATCCACCAGCTCCACTAGGGACTTTGACGTTCTTTTGTCCAAGTTGTTTGTGAACAAGCATTGCTTCTGTTCTTTTAAGAAATAGCTCGTCATAATAACGATTCTTAATAGATGCATTAGCTGTTCCGCTTGTTATTGTTTTTGCTGTATCTAAGGCCATGTTATATATTCACCTCCAATCATTAGAAGCTTTTTACCACATTCCTTTTTTCTTTAGATACTGCTCCTTTTGTTCTAAAGTCATTGTTTCAAAGTTGTCCGATTGAACTTCCCTTGATACAACACGGCTTGTGATACCCTGGTCTGACTGTTGGGCTTTTACAGTACGCGCCTCTCTTGCAACCTTTATCTGATCCGATGTAAATCGTTTCGCGGTGTTAATAGCTTCTTCAGCTGCTTCTATGATAGTCAGGTCATTAGCCTTTCTAAGATTGCCAGCCAAAACATCTAAGTCCTGCGAGTATTCCTCAGACTTTGGGTCAAATTGAGGATATTCCTTCAAAACCATCTTTAACTCCAGACGTTCTATGTCTGAAACTGATGAGGCTTTAGTATCCGTATACTTTGCGTCTTGCCCAACGGGCTGAGTTTGAGTAATGAGCTGTTTTAAAGCTTCAATATCACGCTCTTTTTGTTTTAGCTCTGCGTACGTTTTCTTAAACCTTTTCTCAGGAATATACTTTTTCCCTGAATCGTCTACTGCGATGTTTGTTTCATCAGATTCGTCTACATCTTGGGTAGATGCTTCCTCCTCTTCAATCGGCTTCTCTGCCGGTGCAGCTTCTTCTTCAGTGTTTGTTTCATCAATTGCCGAGTCCTGATCAGCAGTTTCTTCTGCTATTTGTCCCTCTTGGTCAGTTATATAGTGACCGTTGAGGGCTGCGGCTAAATCCGAGCTGTTCTGCTCTTCAAGTGTTTGATCCATGTCATTCACCTCCTTTCTGCAGGGTTTTAAGATACCCAGAAACTCCCTGTTCAAATTGCAAGGTTTACGGACCTAGAACGCCAGTATTTGCTGGGAGTTGGATACTTTCCGATATACCCAACTCTCAACTAACAATTTTGTTCAAATCTATTAACCTTCCATTCTCAACACGTAAGTGTCCAGGTAGTAATGCCCCCCATGGACAGTACTTACACATAACAGTTCCATCGTGTCTATTGATGTACCCTGAATGTTCAAATACCCTATTAGGGTGATGTGTCTCACACAGACTTATTTGCTGTGGTGTGTGACGTATCTTTTCCCCATCCCAAAAAGGATCATCAGACTTTGGTAATTCGTCAATTTTCTTTGGCTCTCTCATCTTCAAGTGTTTTAAGCGCACCATCTATATGTGCCATAAACTTTTTAAATCCTATTAGTTGTTGTCTTGGTGATTCAAAGTCAGATATAGGACGTGTATCCTGATTCATAATTTGATTGATAAAATCCCCTAGCATTGACTGATACCATAACTTTGCAAACTCCCATCCTTTAGTCTTAACCATCAACTCATACTCACTCCCAAGAGTAAGTTGTTTGTTAAGATAATCTTGTTGTTCTTTAGTAAGCTTGTTGTCCAACTTCCCCCCCTTCCTGCATCTGTTCAGGTTGTAGCTGTTGCATCATTTGATCTTGAGTCTGACCGAATTGCTCTTGTACGTTTCCTAGTGTTGCGGTTATGTTATCCTCATTCATCTGCTCAGATTGTCCCATTTGAGGCATTTGAGGTATATCAATAACATATGTTTTTGCCTCTAATCCCATATCAAGCTTTTCTATTGCGTCCTTTGCAATCTGCTCAAAGTTGAGCATCTTTTGCTGTTGTGCTAGTCCTTGACTGAATGGTGGTGTATTAATTTGATTAAGCACTGTCATAAAGTTTTGCTGCATCATAATAGGATCGTTAAGCTGTTCGCTTGATAGAATCGGCACAAAGTCGTAGTCCCCGACAATTGAGGGCTGTAGGTCTTCTGGTAGTAAGTTTAGGAATGCAAAAGAGTCTGATTTAATCTCTAGCTTTGATTGTGCTTCCATATCCCCTGGAACAATTTGATTGCCCTCCATATCTGTTTGTGATAACTTTGTGTTATCCCGTAAGTAGTTGACCTGATCCCCTCCCATAATTCTTAACCTCTGTGCTTCAGTTGTGTATTGAATCCTCAAGTCCTTCCATTGGTTTGCAATTCTCATTACAACCATATGTGAGTAGAGCTGTATCTTGAGTTTGAATTGTGCATTAGCCTCATTTTGTATAAGCCTTATGCCTGTAGCTGTGTTGTTAGTAACATTTGAATCCTCTTTAATTCCTTGTGTGTAGTCTGTAATACCCGACCCATTCTGCATAGCGCTTGTTAGATAGTTCATTGTCTGTACGAATGTACCACCCGTTACATCTGGGGTCTGGACTGCCTCAATAGCATCCATGTTGTCAGTTGTAATGATGTTACCTGGAGCAGATATTAGTGTATGAAGATCAACGCCTGCGTCTTTTTTAACCTTCCACATGGTGTTAAGTGTTAGCTGAACATTATCTAGTCTTTGATTAAGTACTGCGTTTATAGCTCGTTGTATGCGGTCAATTGGCTCAATCTCACCCATACCGTATAACTCTCCTGGATATGGATAATCAACTGCATGAACTATTGGTAATTCACCATGAAAGTATGGATTCTCTACTTCTCTTATAATGCCTGAGAATGTACCTAGACCTGCATACTCAGGTGCGTAGAAGCACCAGCCTTCACGAGTAAATCTAGCAAAGATTGTTATTTCAGGATTTGAGTTGTCCTGTTTTACTAAATCCTCAGTACCCAACATTATCCTTCTATGTTCCCTGTATTGAATATTATTTGGTTTGCCCCCTTGCTTGCCAGGACTATCATCTTTATTCTTTTCATTTATAGCCTGCTCAAGTACATCTAAGTTCTTCCAGTACTCAGCTCCTCTTGCATCGTTTTCTTCTTTTAACTCGTCAATGGTCTTGAACATTCGGTAGATGAACCACCTCATGTTATCCATGTTTGTTGCATTTGGATCTGGAAAACAATCATAAATATTTAGTACCTCAAAGTTAGGTCCATCAAACTCTGTTACGTTTATCTTTTTCTGACTTTCAGGAGACCACACCAATCTCCCATTGATTTTCTTTGCTACCATCTGTGTCTTTTCCTTCTCTCTAAAGTCCCAATGAATACGTCCAAATGCAGTACCAAATATAAGCATGGACTTTATAAACATTACTTGCTTCTGGAACATATCAGCTCTTCTCCAGTCGTACTTGATAAGTGCATTAAGTATGTGAGTTGTCATCTCATCCCCATCCTCAACCGGATAGAATGATCCCATAGGCTCAGTTGCTACCATTCGTGGAGTTATGGTTTCAATGATTCTAAATATACGTGGGTCAAAGACTCTTGCTCCATGGGGATAGTTATTCTGATCAATGAATGAACGGTACAGTTCTTCCTGTTGGTTCATTTTCTGGTGAATAGGATCAAGATAACGTTTAGCAAAGATGAATTGCTCATCAATTTCTTTTGCTATTTTTGCTTCGTCTTGGTTTTTGGTGTACTTGGCCATAAAAAAACACGCCAAAGTTTGACGTGCTGTGCCAGTGTGTAACTGGAATATGCGAGGTAATTATTATGCTAACTATGAGTTTATGTCAAATTCAAAGAGGGTTACGAGTAACTTCTTGCTCTTTCTCCCGTATCCAGTATTTGCTTTTAAAGCTTGTCATCTTCTCAACCCTACCAGACCTTACATCAATCTTGAACTCAATGTATCCATCCTTTACTTCTTGTACCCAATCCTCTATCTCAAGCAAATACGGTTTATTAGCTTTCATAGCGAGGGCAATCTGTGATTCCATTTCGGGTGTTAGTTTTAGACTCATATGCCAATTACACTATCACGGGCTTTGAATTGTGGCAAGTCAGAGCTATGTACGGGTTGTGATGGTTGCGAGCATAATTGATACAGCTGCCATGCTCCAGCAAGACTCATAACAAGATCATCATGTGCACCTTTCTCCGCTTGTGCCTTAATGGTTGATGTGGTTTGTACTAGAACAAAAGAATACAACTCGGTAATTGTTATCTTGTCATATACCCCTAGGAGTTTATTATCTATTGCGTCTTTAAGATCAGTTAACATCTTGGGTCTAGTTGCGGTATTAGTATCATACCCGATCTTCGTTGGTTCAGGGTTCTCTGTGCGCCCTGAGTTACGCATTTCAAAGATTTTATACTTTGAGAGTCTATTCATAGCAGATAACCTCTCCAACTCAAATACGCCCCCATTATTGCGCTCATAGGCCACTACTGGTTTTACTCCCGTAATGTCGTGTATCTTCTCAATTACTGGAAATATATCATTTGTCATTATTGTTGCAATTCCTTTTGAATGGTATACGAGAGGTACATCAATTCTAGTCTTAGATAGAAATTGTACTGCACAATAATCCCCCATTCCAGCTGAGGTATCTGCAAAGATAACAAAGAACTCACCCTTCTCAATTTTACGATATTGTCTAAAGATAGATTTGGCCCTCCCTCATAAATTCCATACTGTTATCGTTGTAATGCTTTAGTGCTGTTGCATCAAAATACAAATCCCCTGAAGTTAAGAATGCTTCCTCAGCTGTCTCAGGATACTCTTGAGGAAATCTCTCTTTAAGTTCTTTTTTCTTTCGCTCTAAAAACTCTTGAGAGTAAAAGTCAGATGCCTTATAAAATAAAGGCTTAGATGTTGATTCACCCATAACCGAATCATCCCAATAAGTTTTAAATTCATTGAATCCATTTGCAGTTGTTTCGATAATAAGCCTTCCATTCTCAACTACTGCTTGTCCAGCTCCAGCTATAATATTCTTGGGGTTAGGGTAGAATGCAAATTCTGATAGATGTAGATTTGTTATAGTCTTTGACCTACCAAACTCTGCATTCTTAGCTGTTCCAATCTTGTAGGTGCTATTCATTGCCTCATTAACAAGCTCTGACTTTGAATTATATTTCAAAGGCACTTTAACACCTGTGACCTGTTCGTATGCTTTAATGAAATACTTAACTCTTTGCAACAAGTCCGTTGCATTATCATCAATGTCTGCAACCACATAATTAACTGAGTTTTGTTTTAAGATAAAGTCAGCTGTAAATATTGCAAGAATAACTGATGAAAACCCTTGTTGACGTGCTTTAAGTATTACATCATGACCACTCATATCATTGAATAAATACTGGTGCTGGATAGTGTTAAGAACAAAAGGCACTTCGTTTTGCTCTTTGTTAATAATTTTAAAGTTATCTTTAATAAATAACTCGTAATTGAATTTACTCATTGGTATATTTGTCTATCTGTTGCTTTGCATGCTCCCCAAAGTTATTTTGAATAAGGGTAGTGGGTTGTTGCTTGAAGTCAGGGTGTCTATTCTTTAAGTAAAATATTACTGCTGTCATGTCCCCCTCTGCTGCTTTGCTAATTAGCACCTGTCTTATTGAGTCATTCAAATCAGCTTCACTATCAAGTATTTGCATAGCAAATGATTTGTCATCTTCTAACCAGCGATAGTAAGTCGTTCTATCAATTACTGCTATTTGTGCACTATCAGTAATATTTCCATTAGTGGTTTTATATGCCTCAACAAACTTGTCCTTTTTAAGTTGTTGTATTTGTTGTAATGCTTTTCCCATATCTATTTCTTAGTGATGTTGTTTAATACTCCTTGCCATTCAGCCTCAACAGCTTCTAGCTCTTCTTTTTCAGTGCATTCATCATCTGATACATAAGGAATCCACACTTCACCTGCTCCTCTATAATTTTC